CTTACTTACCCAGATAAACCTTGATTATCTGTATTATCCATCTAATGTCTGGTCAACAAATACCCTTGAAACCTTTCTAATAATATAAAACCTTGACATACACTGCGTCTTTATGTATTATCAACGTAAGAGAGATGGAAATCTCGGAGATGTATTGCACGGTCATTTTGAAACGATGGGAGGCATATACTGGAAAGCAGGCGGTAAGGATAGATGGCTATAGCGAGAATTGCTAATGTAGATGGTCAGCTATGTTATTCTTGTTTGGAGTGTAATGAACCTTTAACCCAATTTGCAACGAATAGCGAATTATGGATATGCCCTCATTGTAACCTTTGGTGGGTTACTGAACAAGGTGAAGCGGAACTAACATCTGTGGCTGAAAAGGCAGGAATGAGCTTTGAGAACTTCACGGCTGGACTTATTAAACTAGCTAGAAAGAGGATACCATGGTAACTAAAAATCAGATTCCGTGTTTTATGTGTAATGAGCCGAGTTGTCATACAATTGAAAACTGGGGTAGGAAAGAAAGGGTATGTAGTAAATGCGGTGCTATTCTTATGAAGTCAATAAGCGCAGGTAAGAATGTGCCAGTAATGATGAAGAGTAATGGGAAATATAAATCAATGTATTTTGGCAGGCAGATAATAGAATTAAGCCAGGAGCAGATAAAAGATTTGGAAAGGGCAGATGGTAACTAACGGCAAGAATGGACGCCCGAAGATAATCATAGATTGGAAGCAATTTGAGGCTTATTGTGCGATGCAATGTACTTTGCGAGAAATTGCTGACTATTTTAATTGTTCTGAGGATACCATTGAGAGAAGAGTTAAGGAGCATTATAATAGCGGATTTGCGGAAACATTTAAGCGTAGAAGGCAAGTCGGACTAATGAGTTTAAGGCGCAACCTATTTAAGCTAAGTGAAAAGCATCCCGCAGCAGCAATATTTCTGGCTAAGAACTGGTTAGGCATGAAAGACACACAGGAGATAGAACATAGTGGTCATATCAACAAAGCCGAGGACTTATCAGACGAAGAGCTGGAACGGATTATCAGTAGTAGACGCAGCCGAGGAACTACTGAAGAGGCGTCAGGCGCGTAGAAACCTAATCTCCTTTTCCCAATATACGATGCCAGTGTATAAGAATGCTCGGCATTTGTCATTATTGGCTGAGAAGCTGGAGGCTGTTGAGCGTGGGGATATAAAACGCCTTATGGTTTTTATGCACCCCCGGTCTGGCAAGTCTGAGATATGTTCTATTCGCTTCCCAGCCTGGTATTTAGGGCGGAATCCGCAAGCTCAGGTCATAGGGTGCTCTTATGCCGAAGGGTTGGCTTATAGCTTCTCCTATGCAATCAGGGAAACTATATTAGCTATGTCCTATCAGAGGCTTTGGCAGTATGGCCTTGATACCAGTGGGGCGGTGAGGTGGCAATTAGCGGAAAAGGAAAATAAGAGAGCATCATATATAGCGGCTGGTGTCGGTGGTGGCATTACCGGGGAAGGTGCTGATTTACTGATTATAGATGACCCTGTGAAAAACGCAGAAGAGGCAGAGAGTCAGACATATAGGGACAAAACATGGGATTGGTATAGGACTGTAGCCAGGACAAGATTACAGCCTGATGCGTCTGTTGTCCTGATAATGACTCGCTGGCATAAGGACGATTTAGCAGGCAGGCTTTTACAATTAGCAGCACAAGACCCCCATGCGGATCAGTGGAAGGTTCTACATTTCAAGTCGATTGAAGATGGGCGGGCATTATGGCCAGAGCGGTATCCTCTCGATGTACTAGAGAATATTAGAGCTTCCATAGGCTCACGTGCGTTTGAGTCTCTTTACCAAGGTGAGCCAACTGTGGCAGAGGGGCAGATAATCAAGCGGGAATGGTGGCAGTATTACAAGGTCAGACCTGAGTTCAAGAGGACGATACATTCTTGGGATACGGCGTTCAAGAGTAAATCCAGCAACGATTATTCTGTATGTACAGTATGGGGCGAGACTGACAGTGGCTTTTATCTAGTGGAGGTATTAAGACAGAGATTGGAGTTTCCAGAATTAAAGCGATTTGTTACGGCTGCCTATGACAGGGACAAGCCAACGGCGGTATTGATAGAGGATGAGGCGAGTGGTCAATCGCTTATTCAGGAGTTAAAGAGGAATACATATATCCCTCTGGTCCCAGTGAAAGCGGATAAGGACAAGGTGGTTCGGGTTAATGCAGTAACGCCTTTAATTGAGGCAGGGCGGGTGTGTCTACCGGAATACGCATCTTGGCTTTATGATTATGTCGAGGAACTTTCAGCTTTTCCTACTGGTGAATATGATGACCAAGTAGATAGCACAACCCAAGCTCTAAAATATATGGCTGGGCGTCCAAAAGTCGGCTTTGACTTCGTTTAGGAGATTAAATTGGCAATAAAAGATTTTCCCCGCAGATTATTAGGTGCGCTAAAGGGCGTAAATTACAGGCTAGGCGGAACATCGTTGATGGAGATGGCAATCCCTCCCGGATGGAATTATCAGCAGTATCTAAGCGCCTACGGAGAAGTTGGCTGGCTATTCGGGTCTGTATCGCTAATTTCCAATTCAGTAGCCGATAGTAACTGGATGCTATATGCCAATAGTAGCAAAACGGAAAAAAAGGAAATAGATGACCATCCTATGCTCGATTTACTTAATCAAATAAATCCTTTCCAGACCCGATATCAATTCTTCCTCTTGGCACAGATGTATATCGGTTTAGTAGGAGAATGCTTTATAGTCCTTGACTTCAATAGACTTGGAGTGCCAGGGCGTATGTGGTTAGCTCCTCCTGGATACATGTACGTTGTGCCTGACAAAGAAAACTACATTTCGCATTATGAATATCGAAAGGGCGGGCAAGTCCAAAGATTAGAAATCCCAGAGGTCATCCATGTTATGGACCCGAACCCAGCTAACCCATACAGGGGAATGGGAGCAGCCCATAGTATCGGGACTGATTTGGATAGTGAGCGTTATGCCTCTCGCTATCAGCAAAAGCTATTCTTCAACGATGCCCGCCCGGGGATGGCGTTAGAGATACCAGGTGATATACCGCCAAAAGAAGAGCGAGACGACTTTATGAAACAGTGGAACTCGCAATATCGAGGTTGGGGTAAGGCGTATAGCACTGCCTTTCTTTGGGGCGGAATGAAAATAAACAATGTCACCATGACTAACAGGGATATGGACTTTAAGGAATTGAGGGGAGCCACACGGAATATTATACTAGCTGCCTATCATATCCCTGAGAGCTTAATAGGTGCATCTGAGGTCGGCAGCCGAGCCAGGGCAGAAGCCGATGAGTATATCTTCGCCAAATACACAATCAAACCTGCCCTCCAGAGGTTTAAGGAGGCTTTTAATGAGCAACTATGTCCGCTATTCGATGAGAAGCTAGAATTGGGTTTTGTAAACCCCGTACCAGAGGACAGGGCGACATTAGTCGATGAGTGTGACAAGCTAGTAAGGGCGGGAGTATATACCCGTGAATTTGCTCAAGGGCTGTTAGGGCATAGCCCGCAAGATATGAAAGGCGGGACTTACCTAATGCCAATGGCTATAATTCCAGAAACGGCAAAACAAGTTGGAACGCTACAAATTAAAACCCCAACGGATTGGGAAGATGAATATAGCGGCGAATTACCTCATTGGGCTAGAGACTTAACACCATCTTTGTTTGCTCAAGAATATTCCGAGGAGATGCGCAGGCATAAAGTAAAGAATGTGTTGGAAATTGGTTGTGGGAATGGCAGGGATGCTATATTCTTTGCAAGAGCGGGCTTTGAAGTAACCGCAATAGATTTAGTTCCGAGAGCAGTTGAGTTGGCAAGAGAGAATGCTACAGAAGCCGAGGTTAATATAGATTTTAGGGTGGCTAATGCGGAGGAGCTTCCTTTCCCAGATACTGCTTTTGGTGCCGTATTTTCGTTATCAGTTTTACACTCTACTAATCTAAAATTATCCTTACCTGAGATTAAAAGAGTCATCAGAAGTAAGGGCATAGCCTTTCTTTATCTCTATAGTGATACGCAATTTGCTTCAGGGGCAAAAGAGGAATACATTTCAGTTGATGAATTCTTAGAAGCGTTAAAGATGTTGGGGTTTGATTTGCTTGATTTTTATTCAGAGCAAGAAGATAATTTTGACGAATTTGGAGAAAAGCACCGCATTTTAGTAACGCTGCTTCAGAAAGGGTAGTTATGGCAAAACAAATTGAACCATGCACTTGGGAAAAGATAGACGGTCGCTGGATATGCATGGCAAAGCATTGTCCTCACTGGTCTAAGGATGGTTGCAAACTTGGCAAGGTTACTCTGGTTTGTGATAATTGGGATTGTAGGTGGAATGATGACCGATTTGGTCGTTGCAAAACTATGGCTGTTCACCTTGATGCAGACGGAAAGTGCATGGGGATGGAGCATGAACCTTAAAACAGGAGTGAGGCAATATAAGGTTTCAAGGCGAAGCTATAACCTTTTTGTTACTAAATCCCGTCTCTCCGAACAGCAAAAAGAAGCCATGTGGCGGGTATATGCTGCCAAAACTGAGGGGCAGGAGCGGATGTTCAAGAGGATGCTCAAATCTTTGTTTGATGAGCAAGAGGGCGAGGTTATTGAGAATCTTGAGAAAGGTAATGCTGAATTCGTTGAGTCTGAGGCGATTAACCATTTTGCAGAATCCTTTAAGCCTCTGATAACTAATGTTTATGAGGCTCATTATAGGGATACAGTCGAAGGATTGAAGCCTGAGCATCCACATACTGAGTCAATTAAACAGGATGAGTTCCTTGACCAAGAGGCTCTTGAGTGGATTTCTACCAGGTCGTTGACTATGGCTAAGATGGTCAACGGGACGACCAAAGAGGCGCTAAGGAAGGTACTAGCTGAGGGCTATGCAGCAGGTGAGAGCATTCCACAAATGACCAAGAGGATTAAGGAGTTCTACAAGAACGGGTATGAACGTAGAGCACCGATGGTAGCGAGAACAGAAACCATAGCTGCCAGTGCTGAAGGCTCTATTAGGGGCTATGAGGCTCTGGATGTAGAAAAGCTGGAGTTCTATGCTGCATTGGATGAGCGAGCTTGTGAGGAATGTCTTGATTTACACGGAAACGAGTATCCGATTAAAGAGACGGGGGGGTTGATTCCCGTGCATCCTGACTGTAGATGCGTATTTATGCCTGTGGTATAATGATAGTGAGGTTAAATTGGAGATACAAGACCAAAAAGATCTTGCCCTTCGGAAGCAACTTGAGAAGGTGGACTGGAATTTGGATTATGGAAGTGTTAAGATACAGTTAAGTCAAAGGAAGATAACTTTGATTATTATCTGAAATCAGGAGGTAATTATGCCGTTTCCTTTTAAGCTTCCACCTGATAGTGAGCCGATTATTAGAAATGTAGGTTTGCATCCTGCTCTTTGCTTAGCTGTAGGATTTTTATGCCTGGGGCTTATAGCATTGGCAGTCTCAAAAGTTATAGGAGGTTAATCATGCCAGAAACATTAAGAAAAGTCTACGATTGTGAAACCAAAAAGCTAGATGACTACACCTTTGAGTTTACCGCCTCCACTGAGGCAATAGACAGAGATGGCGAGGTCATTGAAGCCAAAGGCTGGGACTTAAAGAACTTCAAAAAGAATCCAGTCATTATGTACGGGCATGACTATCGGAGTCTACCCATAGGGCGAGCTTCCAAAGTGTGGGTATCTGAGGGAACACTCAAAAATCATGTTGAGTTTCCTCCAGAGGGGACTTACGAGTTTGCCGATATTGTGAGGAGGCTATTAGATGCTGGATACCTCAAGACTGAATCAGTCGGCTTCGTTCCTAAAGAATGGGAGGACGGGGCTGAAGATAAGCTTCCCAAGCGAACTTATAAGAAAACGGAATTGCTGGAAATCTCTATTGTGCCCGTGCCTTCAAATCCAGATGCCTTGATACAAGCTAAAGACGCTGGCGTGATTACCACTAAAGAGCTTGAGATTATTACCAAACCAGAAGAGACGGATGATTGGATTAGGATTCCAGTAGCAGAATGCGATGTTACCGCTACGATAGATATTTCTAAGAAGGAAGGAATTAAGGCTCTATATTGTGGCAAGGAAAAGAAGGTTAGGACTTATATGTTTGATAAGAGAGAGCCTTTTAATTGGACTATGGCAAGAGCAAAGAAGTGGGTAGAAGAGCATAAGGGAGTGGATGAAGAAGCTCTTGAATTGGCTGGTATTGAGGTTAAGGATGCTGAAATACTGGACCAAGAGCATCCAATCGAGAGAACGGTCAGCCAGGGTGAAATTAAGGATGAGTTTGATTATCTGGTGGCTTCTATCAAGTCAGAGGGGCTTAACGAGGATAATCTAGAACAGGCATGGGAATTGGTGAGAGAAGTTATGCGTCTTCAGGGTGACGACACACCCTTAGATATTGCCGAGAAGGTCGGCGCCGTGCTGAATCAAAAGAATAAAGACAGGCTAGAGCAAATTAAAGCTCTGGCTCAACAGGTTCTGGACTCAGCACAACACGAAGAGGAGCCGAAGGATGACAAGGTAATTGAGCCCGAGATAACGCTAGATGAAGTTATCCAGATTGTCAAGAGCGAAGTTACCAAAGCTATCGCTAAGGCTCAAGGAAAACTAAATTAACGGAGGTAAACATGGAATTAACAGCAGAGAAAATCGCTGAAATAGCGGCTCAGGCTGCTACTGAGGCGGTTAATAAGTTAAGAGAACCTATATCTAAATTTAAGCCAGGAGACGATGCCGACCCTAATGAGGAAGTCGTGGTTGTAAAGGATGCCACAGATAAACTCATGGAAGACCC